GATACAGCCAACAGTTTACTCTTACCCTTGCCTACGTTCTTCCATAGTGCATTGTTGGCATAGTATATTTTACTCGGTGCATCAGCTTTGTTGTTTCTTTTGCCGATAATGTTACCAAATTTATTTAACCTTTCACCACCAGCTGATGTAACTGGTACAAGCATGGATGTTTTGTTAGCGTTCTCTATACCACCCTCGTACACATATCTTAGATACTTGGCTGCAATATCTTTAACAAATACCAAGGCTGCAAGATCATTAGGCTTTGCTTGAAACTTCTTAGGCATTACCACTGACTTGGTTGTAAATGGTGTTGGTCTGTCTAGTTTTTTAGTTAGCTGTGCTATCTCCGCCTTAACTACCTTATGACCCACATTGTTAATAGCATTTGCCATTGCTTGCGGTGCATGTTTCTTTTTAAATAGACTAAGTTCTTTCTTGACCTGTCTTTCGTTTGTATTTATTTTAATTGATACAGTCATAGTTCCTCATAGTGTGCTATCAACTTATCAATATACCACTTGGCTTTTTGTAAGTCTTGTATGTTTGCATCCTTCATACGATGCCTGTGTATGTACTTGATAGCTGAACCTTCAAGATAGCTAGGAAACTCTGAGCCTAACTGTTGTTTGATATACTCAATGCACTCAACCTTACCATTGTTATAATGTGCAGGTCGTGACACTGGATCGTGTTTCTTCTTCTTTATACTCATTTTTGCTTTACTCCTTTTGTTAATTTTGTCAGCAGTCCTTTGGAATGACCACTCAAAAAATTTATCTATCGCCTTGTTTATCATCTTTCTTCTTCTTCTTCTTTTTCTTACCAAAGATAGCTTCATAGTTATCTTGATATTTTTTATTATCTTCAGGCTTTCTACCCGAACCCTTACCGCCATGCCATTTAGACATGATCAATTCTTTTACAATATTTAAAAGGCTTGCCAATTGCAGTCATTCCTAGTATTTCAGGGTATTCACTTTCAATGTTCATTGCAGAAATGTAATTATAAAGCTTTCTAACATCGTCAATATCCATTTTATTTTTAAATTTATTTGCCTTATTAGACATCCACACAACATTACCTTTTACATAACCCTTTTTACTATCAATTCTATCTACAGATGGTATAAAAGCGTCTCCATAATTTGATTCAAAAACCATAGGTGTGTTATATACAGGGCAACACATGCTGATTGGAAATATACTGTAAAGGTATTTTACTGTTAGGTTAAACTTTCTAGTAGTTCTGCATCTTATTGATGATATTTTTAGTCTTATGTTTTTAAATTTTTTAAACTCTTTTTCATCACTAAGTTTTTTTTGTAAATTCTTGAGTTCATTATCTTTATATCCAAAATCATCATCTTTTGTTAAAAACCTTAAATATTCGCAAACTTTATCTCCACAAGTTTTTGCTTTATAAGAATCGCTCCATCTAATTTTATTTTTTATTTTACAATATTTAAGTTGTTTTTCTTTTTTACAAATTGGACACAAAGGCTTATCTTTTTTCCATTCTTGCATAGACTTATCAGTTTTTTGTAAAGCTAATTCTTGTATTTGGCAATTTTTTGAGCAATAAATCCTTTCTTTAAACTTTGTTTTTGCATATTCTTTAGGGTTGCTAAATATTGGGTCTTTAGTGTTTTTTTCTAAGAAATCTAAATTAAACAACCTATTACAATTCCTGTGTTTACACTTCTTAAAACTATCCATGGTCTATCCTCTTAAAGTTTACTGACCTATCTAATTTGCTTAGTAGTTCTTTTGCTTCCATAAAATCTTTTGGTATGCATCGCAATAATTCTTCTACGCTAAATATCATAATGTCAGGTTCATTCTTATGTATTTTCATTAGCACTGGTTTTTCATCATCAGTATCACAAACAATTGCAGTCTTCTTATCAAAATTAAAACATCTGCTACTTGGTTGGATCATTATGTAACCACTCTCTTCACAACTCTTATTTAAAGCAACAAAAGCTCTATGCATCATTTCAACCATTTGCATTTTCTTTTTTGCATTGCCTTTGTAAAGTGTGTCTCTTAACATTTGCTCGGCTCTACAAAACTTAATCTCAAAATCAACACCAATCATTTTAAATATTCTTTTTCTACTACCCCACTTCTCATAAGTTTCAGATTCATACATTCTTAATTCTTTTAACTTAGTCTCTAAATTTTCGTCTAAATATGTTTTCATTGGTTTGGTCTCATTTTGTGAATTTCTAAGTGGTTTGGGTTGGTTGCTTTAGAAAAAGCAAACCAAACCAACCAACTTTTTGATAATTTGGGGTAAAAACCAAACCAAAACCAAACCAAAACCAAACCAAAACCAAACCTACTTATATAACTCATCATCCCACCTTTTTGATTGGTAGCCTTTATCTTTATGATAATGCACCATATTTAATTCTTTTAATTCACCCAACCTAGTCTGTGCTGTAGCTTTTTTAATATCCATAACAGCACCCAACATAGTTGAACCAATCCAAATATCTATTGGTCTTTTTGGATTCTTTTCCATTTGATAATCCTCTATAGCTTTAACAGTTTCAGTTCTTATTTTTGTCCATATGTCATGTTTAGGCTTTTCATCAGTTAATTCTAAAACACCTGATGTAACGCCATTAAAGCCTAGTAGTTTTATTTCTTGGAATTTTAGATACATATCATCAATTGGCGTACCATCTTTCACTAGCGTTTGCTTAAGGCTCACCAACATAGCAGCATCATCACTATTTTTATCTCTATCTACCTTAAACTCATAATCTAATGCAGCTGGCAATACTGAGCTTCCTCTTGACCTTGCACCGCTGCCATGTCCAGTGTGATGCACAATTATAATAGATGCATTAAATTCTTCTTTTAGGTCATCAATATGCTGTATAAACTTATTCATGTCCTCAGTGCTATTCTCGTTAAGACCGTAGTTTCTAGCTAACGTGTCCACAATAATCATACCTATAGACCCATGTTCTTCTTCAATAGCTCTACATACCATTTGCAAATTCTTAAAATCCTCATTATCTCCAATCCTTGTACCCCTGTTACTTACTAACAACGGTTTATTTTTTAAACTATAGTCATAATGTTGTTCATGACTTTTTATGCGACGCCCAACCCCTGTAAAGCCTTCTCCTGCTAAATAAAGCACTGTTGCTGGTTTAGTCTTATAACCATAAAAAGTCCTTCCTGATGCAACAGCACAAGCCATATCAATAGCTATAAATGATTTACCACTCTTAGCAGCACCAAATATAGATGTAACTGTGCCACGTTCTATACACTTATCAATTAACCAATCAGGCTCACCTATGTTAGACATAATTTCGTCAACTGTTTGAAAATATAGGCTAGGCTTTTTTTGCTTAATCTGTGCAAAATTATCCATGTACTTTTCTAAATCTTCTGATGTTGCAAAATCATTTCTTTGACTCGCATCCCATAGATCATCTTTAGGCTCAAAATTTGTAGGCGGTGTAGCAACCCTAACAGTACATTTGTTGGCAACTAACATATCAGCTATCTCATTCGCACATTTGAAACCTGCTTCATCATTATCAGGGAAAAACCAAACATCTCTACCATATATAGGTGACCAGTCTGCCTTTTTCCAACTATTTACCCCACCATGCCAAGTGACACAATCACCGTTGTATATTTTCTTTGCACCTAAATTAGCTTTTTCACCCTCTGAGATCAAAATAGGCTTATCTTTATATTTATCCTCAAAATATATAGGCATCAAGCCATCAGGTCTTTTTAATGACCATGAACCATCTGTGTTCTTACTAAATGGTGCGTACTTTTGTTTTATAGGATGACCATCAGGAAACCTCATAACCATAAAACTATCGTTATATTGTAGATGTACAACCGCTTGTTTGAACAAGTCAACAAGTTGCTCTCTACTAAAAGACCTAGCATTGCCCTTGTTAGTGCCTATTGGGGGAGTTGCACTAACGCTGAGTAAGGAATCATTAGACAATGCTTGGTCGTAACCGAAACTTCTTAAAATTGTTTTTACGTCTTGGTTCTTATGTTTTATTAAATCTATTATGCCACCACCCACATTCTCTTCAAAAGAATACCAAGTGCCTGACTCTAATGTTAAAACAAGACTGCCATGCGTACCCCATCGATGTTCAGTCGATGAAGTACTGCTAGGCTCACCTAATAGTTGTTTTGCAACTTCAGGTGCTATTTTTTGCCAATCAACTAACTGCATCAGAATGGGATATCATCGTCAGTTAATTCCGTCTTTGCTACCATTTTAGCAACTTTGTCTGCTAGTCCTTCATTTGGTGACACAAAACCATCATCGTCATCAGCTGGTGCAGTTGGGTCTATATACCACTCAGGTATGTTATTCCCATCAAACCTATCAGCCCATTTACTAAACTTAAATGAAAGTTCAGAAGAACTACCCATGCCTACTTGTATGATCTTCGAACCAGTAAACTCTACAACTGGCAACTTGCCTGCATTGTTAGCTATATCATTCCAAAATAAATCTAAAATACTATCAAAAGCACTAGACTCAGCATAAGTAAACCTCTGCCATAGATAAGCATGTTCTGCACCATGTGGCATTACCCAACATGAAAAGGCTCTCTTCCAATCATCACTAGGTTTAGGCTCAACTGAACCAAACTTTGCATCCCATTTATATTCAAAACCATCAGCCTTTGTATACCTACCCCAACCTGACTTAAAAGTCTCAGGGTCTAGCTGTAGATATTTAACATCAACCTCAGTTTCACCATTAGCAAAAAACTTTTGACCCATTGTCTTGAATCCTAAGTAGATTTGCTGTTTATTTTCGGTATTTCCCATACCACCTAATATACTCATATTATTTTTCTCCATTAATGTATTGTTATATCAATACTATTTATATAATCAGTTTCAAGTTGGGTATAACACCTCTCCTTAAAACCCTCATAATCCTCGTCATTTATAATGCCAAGAAAATCACATGCAGTTTGTATCCTCTCAAATGCCAACCTGCAATATTGTTCAAAATCCTCTTCTAATAGGTAACTATATAAGTCCATTCGCCTTTTGTATGACCTCATCTAACCTCTCACAAACCTCTGATAGTGGACACATATAGTATTGCTCCCAATTCTTTGTAAGACCACTTTCCATAAGGCATAAAGGAATCACACACATAATTTTTCTTCTATCATATTTATAGATAAGCAAAGGTATTAAATTATCATTTGCACTGGCTACCGCTTGATTCCACCAATCATTCTTAAATATATCGCTTTTACCATTACCCTTATATCTTTTACATTCTATTGCCAAGTTACCCCAGTAAATATCAGCCATGCCTTTTGTTTGATACTGGTCTAAGTTTCTTTTAACAGTTTCTGTGCTACCTTTAGATGCAAGATAAGTGTTTATCTTCTTACAAATAACCCTTTCAAATGCTGCACCTTTTGCTCTGCTATTTACTGGCATGTCTTAAAACCTCTGTTTAAATAGTTGCATTAATAATATTAATTGCTTATCTGTTAATTGCCTTAAATGTGCAGGCACTTTTCTACGGTCTATTTTATGCATCATCTTTTTGTGCATGTGTATAAGCAACAACACCAAGTTTAATTAGCATCTGACTTGCTTGCTCTATTGTTAGGCTGTTTTCTATTGCAAAGATTTTTACATCTTTGTGTAGCTCCTCAGGAATCCAAAGTGCCTTTTTGATTATTTCGTCCATTATTTACTCTCCATATTTATATTAAAATTAATTGTGTAATATTGCAAAGACTTTATCACAATAGCTGTTAAAAACCTTATACTGTTGTTAAGGGCAAAGGATAAACTCTCCATACTTCTAAATACTCTCATTATCTTTTTTGCCCTTACTCACAAAACCAACTCAACAACATCAGGGCTATTGTAAACACTTAAAGGTTTGCCTTTTTGGTATTCCTTATAGTTGTCCAAATAGGTCTGCATAATTGACCAACCAAAATCCATTTGTTCTTTTGTCATTACAAATACTTTAGATGCAAAAGGATATGTTTTCTCTTGAGCTACAAAAACAAATGAATCTACTTTATACCCTGCTGCTTCCATGCCACGCCTATAGAATGATGCTTGTAAATCATATCTATACTTTTTAACTGACATTGCAAAGGCATATGGTTCAACTGATTGAGTAGTTTTATAATCCACTATAGCTATTTCATCTGTGCTATTTGGATTATCTAAAGGCGGACATATCAAGTCAGGTCTACATTTACAAAGAACATCATCTTCATACCAGTAGAAGCTTGACTCCGCCACTTTGCCTTTTGCATCAAGATAAGCATTGCCTTCATAAATCATCTTATCCTTCATACCATGTATTAGCTCTACGTCTGCTTCTTTGATTACAGTAAGACCTCTCTTCTCGTACTCTTCTTTAAGTTCTTTATTTGCCTTAGTGTATGGACTGCCAGTAATGACAACCACTTCTTTATCAAAGGCTTCTTGACCTTCTACAAGCAATGAATGAGCAGCAGTTCCAAACCTCATTGCGGGCGTAGTCTCTTGCTTATGTTCTATTGCATGAAGTTGTGACTCACCAAACCTTCTAATATAACTACTACTTATACCTATGCCTTTGTGATAATCCTTGTTAGGTATATCATCACAAACCCAAGCTTTGCCACGTTGCTTTGGCTTGTATTCTTTTAACTCTTCTATCATTGCACTACCCCCATCAAATATGCAATCTCTGTCAAAGACTCTCTGACCTCATGCTCACTCTCTCCAACTTGCACTTTAGTCTCGCCTGTTAAGAAGTCTTTGTAGTAACCCCTGATCTCTCTCTTAGGTAGACAAATTTCACCGCCACCCACTATGTTTAGTATTACTTCCATTTGTCTTTCCTTTTATCTGATTGTATGGCTATGCGGATAACCATGTAACATAAAATAACGACGGGTATCATTACAATATACTTTTCCATTACTTACCCCTCTTTTTAGTTAGTTTTACTTCGTGACCTTGTTTAATTAACCTAGCTCTTTTTCTAGCCATGTAGAATAAGTCTCTAGTTTTGATGGCAACTACCCAGCCAATGCTAGGTAGTTTTACTTCTAAAGTGTATCTAGTCATGTTATTTAACTCCTTACTTTTATTTAACATACCCCTATTATACATATAAAAATGCATATGTATATATAATAATTAAATTATTTTAAAGGATTAAGAACTGGCACTTGGCTAAGTGCATCTAAGGTTTCTTGTAAAGAGTCTATTTCTAGGGTTGGGGTTATGACCTTTTTGTCAAATGTAAAGTAGGTTTGCGAAGTAGTATTTGGCTTGAAGATAATTCGCTTATGTTCTTGGCTGTAGAAAACAAAAGCAAGAACGTCACAATGATAGTTCTTATAAATCTCTGACATTGATCGTGATGTGTCTGATGCAAAAGTGTATTTGCCTTGCTTAGACTCTCTTCTTGTTTTAACTTGTACTGTATATTTTCTGCCATTTGTCTCAAGTAATATATCCGCAGGATGCTTGTCTTGGGTTGGATATACAAAGTCCGCATATTCCAATAGGAATGTTTGTACTAAGGATTCACCCAAAGCACCAAGTCTTGAATTACCTTGATGATCTTCTGATGTCTTTGCCATCTTTACCACACAGTGCAAGTTGTCTTGAATTGTAAGAGCTTCTAACTGGAACTTGTATTGCGTATTTACTGTCTAATAACTCTTCTGATGCTTCTAGCCACATGCCAAGCTCCATTAATTGCCTTGTTTTTCTAAAGTTCATAAAACCTTCTAAACCAAGATTAAAGCATAGGTCTACACAAATAACCTGAGCTTCTTCAGGAAAACTGCGCCAAACTGGCCAATGTTCATCAAGTTGACTCGTTACTCTTTTAATATCATTTTTTAAAAGATACATGGCTTCATCTTCTGTGATACCTCTATCAGTAAGATTTCTACCAACACCTATTGTCCACTTATCTGCTGTACATTTATAAAGGGTACACATAACACCCTCATGTCTTATAAGCATTTCTTTTAGTCTATCACTCATATTATTTACTGTGGATTCCTTTTGTTTTTTCAAATGTTCTAAGTGATGACATGCCAAGTAAGGATAAAAGTATTGTTGTAAGTTGTGAAAAATCAAACTCAAGAGCTTCAAGTTTTAAATCCGCTCCATTGACTACAGCTACCCAAGTTGCAATAGGCAAGATAATGTAATGAGTGCAAAGGCTAAACCCACAAACATATCCAATGCAGGGTCTCCATGACGATACAAACCAGTTCCCGTTTTTTGCTTCTTCAGCATTAAGAGCAATTTGTGCTTTATCCAGTGATATAAGTTCTTTTTGTATGTCATTTGATAATTTTTCTTTTAAATCTTTGTCTTGTACAAATTTATCCAAGACGTTATTTGCTATTTCAGCAATTTTGGTAATACTCATATATTAAATAAGGAAATCCTTTAGCAGAATCAATAGCATTGAAATCACTATTGTTGTAAGACCGCCTTTAATCCAATTATTTAAACCACTGATATCGTCATCTAGTTTTTCAAAATGATTGAATGCTGTATGCCAACGTTCACCACATTCCTTCTCATGTACGAGCAATTGTGTATGTAGCTCCTGTGTGGTTTTACGTTCAGCCATTGTTATTAATTTTGTAAATTTTGCACTTGCTCGGACAAGTCTGCTACTTGTTGCTCAAGCTCTTGCATTGCCTTAATCAATATAGGTACAAAAACAGAATATTTAACTGTTTTATAACCATCATCGTTATCTTTAACTAATGATGGAAATACATTTTCTAAATCTTGAGCAATTACACCAATTTGTTTTAGATCATGATCTATAAGATTAAATGTTTTAATTTGTACTTGTTTTAATTTTTCTAGCTTTGGTGATGCATCTTCTATATTTTCTTTAAGGCTTTCGTCTGAGATAGCTCCGTATGAATTGTTTGTGTTTTCTAAATCACCATCGCCCTTAACTCTAAACTCACCCGCTGTGCCAAATGCTTGAGAAACAATACCACCACCAGCAACATCTACAGAATTTTTTATCCTGCCAACTTGAGATATAAGCGCTCCATGGTTAGAGTTATCAATAGTTGAGCTACTAGTACCAACTAAAACAGTACCGTTCGTTGTTGTAAAGCCATCACTTGTAACTGTTCCCGTTACATCTATACCTGTTGTAGTTTGTATTTCTCCGCCACTCTTAATAATTAAATTACCAGTGCCTACATCATCAATAATACTATCTGAACCATCATGGTAAATCTCTAAATCGTCAGAATCTCCAAAAGTGCTTTTTACATTATCTTCAAATCTTATATTTTTAGATGCAACTGATATTTGCTCACCACCATCTAATCTAAAATAATTCTCAACACCGCCTGTACCGTCATCACTTCCAAATCTTAAATCCTGACCATCTGCTAAATTTTGTATATCCAAATGACCTGTATAGTTTAGTATTTTAGATGCAGTGCCATTATGAGATAATCTTAAATCATCACCATCACCAATTGAAATTAAGGCATTGTCAGGGATATCCAAACCATGCGAAAGGTTAAATCTATCTGCGCTTGTGTTCCATGTAAAGCTAGCATCATTGCCCTCACTCACAGCATCTTGAATAGTAATACCTGCACCATTTGCAGTAGATGAAGAATCACCTGTTGAATAGTTTAATATTATATTTGCATTGTTTGCAGTTATAGTTCCAATAAATGTATTATCTGCTGTAATGCTTAAGCCTGTAGCAACCCAATCTGTATTGCCTTCATTTCTTATTTTTAAAACATTGTTTGCAGTATCAATCCATAATTGATTGGCAAATGTTGTTGTAGGCTCAGTATCGCCGCTGTTAGTGCTTGCAATGGCTGATAAGGCATTGTTTAAATCTGCTCTAAAATCAGCTCCTGATTGGTTAGCTATGTTGTAATCGTGTTGTGCCATATTAATTCCTATTGTTATATTATTTTACTCTTACATGTAAATTAATTCTAGTGTTTTATTAACCCACCTGTAATATTGTTAATCTAGTTCCGCCAACTAATGTTACTACTGTATCGCTCCCTGTCTTTTGAGCTTTTATTTCTAAAGTGTCACCACTTGTTATACTAAGCATAGTTGTAGTTGAACCTGTGTTAATACCTCTCGTACTACTTCTATTGTACATACCAACAAAAGTTCCAATTACAGCAGAACCATTTTTGTAAAGTTGTGCTTCTGATTCTGATCTTGCACTACCGCTTGTTACGTCTGTTGTTACATCCATTGTAATCATAAATGTGCCAGTTCTACTTATAGTAACTACATCACTTGCTATTGTAATACCACTTATGCCTGTGCTTGCTTGTAAAGTATCAAGATTAACTGTTGCATAAGATGTTGTTAATGTTGTTGCGGTGCTGTTGTAGTAAGAGTATGCGAATTTTTTGCCTTTTAATTCACCAACTACAATTACATCACCTTGAGCGTTAATATCACCATCAGCAACGGTTAATCCTGCAGGGCTGTCTATGCTTACACCTGCTGATCCTGTAACCTCAAGATAATCCTCAAATAAAACCTCATCTTCAAAATCTACTTTGCCTGTAAATTTTACATAATTACCTGTTTTACCTGATACAGCTCCATAAGTTTCAACATCAGATAGGGTGACACCATTCATTTCAACCTCAGTTGTTTTTACTGGATCATCTGCAATAGTGAAAGTGCTTGTTGTTGGGTCAGATTCGAAACCCATGCTATTGATAGAAGTAATAGAATAGTTATAGTCTGCACCTTTTGGAATGAATGATAAATCTGCTGAATTTGTATCAACAATCTTGCTCATAACTGGATTGCTTGAGCTGTCAGTTATATCTACTCTAAACTCTTTAGCTGGATATATGGTTGGATTATCCCAAGATATAATTGGTCTATTAATAGCAGAAGAATCTGTGTCGGTAAATGTAACGTTTTGTGGTGGTTGTATTGCTCCTAGTGTTGGCAAGTTTGCTAATTGTGCTACAGCTTCTTCTGATGGAACTTCCCATGAGTAAATGTTTAAATATTCTATAGCACTCACAGAAACAAGGCCGTCAGCCTGTAGCTCTAAGGCTTCAATTCTAAAAACATTGTTTGCATTAGCTGATGATAAGTCTAAGCCTGGATATGTTATATCTACAATATCGCCAACGTTTAACTTGTACATCTCAGGCGTACCTAAAAACTGTATTGTTGTTTGATTTCTGCTTCTTTCTAAAATGGCTTTTGCCATATTTGCTGCAATATAAGGGTCAGTGATAAAAGGAAATTCTGCTTTAATCTCTAATATCTCACCATCATCAGAATAATACTCAGGTGTTGCATCGTGTAGCTGTGTTGCTGTATCTAATTCATATTTTAGATTTGCATTAAAGAACTCTACTATTACCTTGTTTGCCTTTTTATCTTTAGAACCATAATCAATAGATATACCTGAATCAGCAATTATATGGTCATCTGTAATACTAAATGTAGAAGAACCAGTATCTTCAATTTGTAGCTCGTACTTGCCCTCTACATAATTAAAAATACCTCTCATGTTAGATAAAAGCTCTTTAGCATTATCCATTACATTATTATTAGTATCTACTACACCGTTACAATGGAAACGATAAACTTTAGACCTGATAGTACCAACTTCATTTGTATAACTTGTGGATAAAGTTCCTCTGAAATATATTCTATTTTCTTGGCTTCCATCAAAAAACTCGTATTGAGTCATTGCTGTTATATCTTTAAAATTAACAACTGTTACATCTGAAGAATCTTTTACAGTAACATTTTCATCTACTTTATTTTGAAACCAATCTGCATTATCAGCTACGGTTATATAATTATTGCCAGCAGTACCGCTAAAGGTTACTGCTTCAAAAGAACCACCATAATAAGGCTGATTAACCCTAACATCACATACATCAGCAGCATCTTCAAATGTAGTCATATTAATGTCTGCTGTAGCTAAACCCTTTCCATATTCGTCATTCTGAATGTAATCAAGCAAGCATAATGCAGGATTGCTAGACCATTCTGTGCTGTCATCTCTTGGGTCAAATACCTTTTTACCCATAACTTGTACGGTTATTTGTGGCACTCCTTGATACATTCCGTTTTTGTCATAATCAAACGATGCAGCTATGTAGCAAACACCATTTAATTTGTGATTAGAAGTCCATTGAG